CGGGCGGAGTAATAAAGATAACTTTACGAGATTCTCTACGAATGTAGTAATCAGTACCTTCAGTTTTAATTACGCCATTTACATAAACATCTATTTCTCCAGAGCTTGAAGTTTGAGCAAGAAGAAATGTATTATTTGAACCATTACCTGTATAGATGCTTCGTATATCTGTTTCAATACGAAGAATGTTATCTACTGTCCATTTACCATCTGAAGCACGCAAAACATTATTACGAGGTTGAAGAATATCAACCTCATCGTTAAACAACATTCTAAACAAAAGTTTAAATGATGCTTCGTTACCTTTGGCTAAGTAAAGTGGTAAAACATTTTTAATGAGAAATTCTTTATCAACAGCAACATCTTTAGGCAATAGAGAAGCGTAAGTATTAAAGAAACTATCTTCAAATTCATTTAAAGAATAATCAACATCCGAAAGATATCGTAAATCTTTAGCCTTCTGTGTTAAATCATTTAATTGGCCTGTTTGTTTTTGTTCCAAATATTCATAGTAAGCTTCTAAAAATGTAATGAATAGAGGATGCTCCTCCCGAACAAATTCAGGAACCTGACGATTAATCAGTATTGAGGTATTTGCAAAAGACATCAGGCTACTTTAGTTAAGTTAACAGTAATGGCCACAGGATCAGTTTCATCAATTGTAATGATTGTGTTTTTAGCTGACTCAATAATACCTTCTTCAGCTTCAAATGATAAACGAATTAAATTATCAGGTGAAGAAACAGATAACATGTTAATATCAAAGATTGTTACTGTGCCAATATTGTAATTGATTTCACCGGCTAAAGAATTCACAATTTGCCTTTGAGCATTACTATCATAATAAATGGTTCTTAGTGTGCCTGTGGCAGCATCAATAATTGCAGAGGCTTCACCACCAAATCCATTGCCACCAGAAATGGTAATAATAGCACGGGTATAATCAATACCACGATTCGTTACACTAATACTTTGAATAGCACCGTTCACAATAGTGGCTTGAGCTGTTGCACCTGTGCCATCACCAGTGATTGTAACTGTTGGAGCGCTAAGATAACCAGAGCCTGGATTGGTAACTTCAATGTTAGAAATACCAGTAAATGATTGTGGCACTTCATCAAAGAAAACTGTTCTTCTTATACCATCACTATCGAACACATCAAACTCAGTTGATGTTATTTTATTTGTTACTGTACCACGATGTAACGGAACATTAAAATTAACTGTATAAGATTGTCGTGTGCCTAATTCTGGTTCAAATCGTTTTTGAACACGGGTAACTAATTTATTACCAACAATAGAATTTAAATCAACACTATCTACCGCAGTTTCTAATTTTGAATTAATAATTTTAGAAGCAAACTTATTTAAATTGGTATCAGCATAGTTTAAAATGGCGTTTGTAATTTTAGTTTTTAAAGCGGCTTCAGTATCCGTTGTTTTCTTTGGATCGTATTGTGATTGAACATCAATTAACAGATACAAGAATTCTGGATCAATAATTAAAGATTGAACAGCAATAATGGCCTTTGGTGTAATAATTTCATCAATGATACGCTGCTTCTCTGCCTCTGAAATATAATAGTTTTCTTTTGGCTTCATGGAGATAAAAACTTTACCATAAACAGGAGGATCGTTATCTTCTCCACCCCAAACAGAAATAGAATCAATGTTTGGATAGTTGTTTAGAATATAAGTTTCATAATCTTTAAATGTAATTAGACGATTCTGTGTAGAGAATCGTGCAGCCGCTGAGAATTTAATATTGTCAACCGATTCACGGTCAGCACCACCAGAAGCAGCTGAAATTGGAGTAATTGTGAAGTTGGTTAGCGTTTCACTTAATGAATCTACGGCTGAAGATAGAGCAACAAAGTTGTTCGCTTTGTTAGATGCGGTACCATTTGTTAAAAGATAAGTTACATTTACAATAGCACCATCAGGTAATGCTTTACCTACTACATTATTACCAAAATAAATTTGATATTTTCCTCCTCGTTCTTCCTGTAAAAAGAAAACTTCAGATGTGGCAGTAATATCTAATACATCGGTTACTTTTTCATACGACTCTGTTGCTGTGTTAGAAGCCGAAGGAGTCACAGAAACTTTAATTGTGGTTGTATCTATGTTTGTATCAGGTATTGTAAATGCTTGTTTTGGATTTGAACCTTGGTCATAGGTGAAAGAGTAATTCACTAATTGACCTTCATAGAGTTCTAGGTTTTCAAACAGGTAAGACGAATTAGCTTTTGTTGCGGTGACCTCATCTAAAACCACAAAGTTATAGGCCTTGCTATCAATTTGATTTGAGAGAAAAGCATAACCTGCTGGTAAAGTTAATGTGCCTGCAGAAGTAGTAGTAGAATTTGCCAATAAATTAATGATTGATACAGGCGCTCGTGTGGAGTAAGGAGTATAACCTAATGTTTTAGCATGTGATACGGCCGACTCTCGCAAAATAGCTGTATCTAAAAACGATTCATTTGCGACCATGTTTAAGTAATACGCATTGTAGTGAGTATTGTAGGCAAGGATATCTAAAAGAATATTTAAGCCAGCACCATCAAAATCGTAATCTGTAAATTCAGATTGTTGCTTTAGAAAAGCTTTTAAGTTATTTTTAATTGTGTCAAAGTCAAGCTCTGTCACTCGTAAACGGTTTGCCATTTTTATCTAATTCTCTCTAAAAAGAAATTAATTGTAATTGGGTTTGGATTATTAATTATGAAAAATTCCAAACGAATTTTATATGCGTTTTCATCGGGTGCTGGCACAGCATCTACTCTAGATACTTGAGCACGAGGTTCAAAATTACCAATTACCTCTGAAATCTCTCTCTCTAATTGTGCCGAAGTGACCGAGTCCACCTGTTCAAATAAAAGGCGCCGAAGATTGCTGCCAAGTTCAGGTTGAAAAAGCCTCTCATAGTGGTTTGTCAATATTAAATTTTTAATGGAATTAATAATAGCAAACTCATTCTTGTGAGTATTGATATCTTTTTTAACTGGATGAATGGTGAAATTCAAATCCAGGTCTCTAAAAGTGCGGTCTGATTGTATGTTTACGGTTGCCATTTTCTATTTATTCTATCCTGCAAAAACATTTGAAGAACCTTGGGCCACAGAGGTGCATCCAGAAATTGCATCTCCAACACGACCAGCTCCTTTGCCGTTTATAAAAACTTTAGATGAGCCAGAAGTGATAGGTGCGTTGTGAGCCGGACAAGGTGATCCTGGCAAAAGATGTACCGTGTTGACATCTCCTTGCCTTGATATCGCTATTCCGTTGGCAAACACGCTGCCCGAACCTTGCGCTCTAACCATTCCAGAACAATGGGCTATATCTGCATCACCAACTCTTGTTATTGCTGGCATATTTTCCTAGTTATAATATGTGTTTATAAAAGAACGAATACCTTCTAAATCATTCATTATTTTTTGTGTTACTATAAATGTTTCTGTACCTGGTACCAAAAACTCATCATCGTAATTAACGGTAATTTGATATGTTTTAAGCTCAAATAATCTTGTATCTTGGTTTAAGTCAAATAACTCTTTCTTTGGCGGCACATTTTGCACTCCAACAACTGTTGTAGGAGTTTCTATCTTATCACTACTACCTTTATTTACATATTTAAATGTATCCAAAAACGGGTCTATAAATTTACCAATAATAGTGACTAATATTGGACCAGGAGTTATGGTTACACCAGGTTCTGAAACTCCTGTTAAAGTTGCACTTACAACAATGTTTGATTCCATCTCGTCACCTGAAGCTGTAATTGTTGCATTTACTGCTCTTACTGACCTAGTTGTTGATTGTATTTCCGTTGGAGTGTCTCCTACGGGTGAAACAACAATACTAATGGCCATTCGTTTCTCTATTTAATAGTTCTTTTAGCTTTTCATTCCACAAATCAATCTCATCATGTTGATTGTGTGTGTGCGGAGCATCCGGTATTTCAGGTAAAAATTTAATTAAGTTATCAAAAACATTAGGTATATCTTCATACTTCGTGTGTGTTGTTAACTTGCCATCTAATAAAATAATAAATTCGTGAGCCATATTAATTTAAATCAATTCTTGGCGCAGTAAATGTCATGTTACCTCCAGAAGATATATCACATGTTCCTCCAATATCAGCATTGAAATTACCTCCTACCTGCATAGTAGCGTTACCACCAATATCTGCGGTAACATTGCCGCCAATATCTGCGGTAACATTACCACCAATTTGTGCGACAACATTCCCATCTACAAACAAATTAACATTGCCTTGGACATATACTGAATCATCACCAATTATGACACTAAACTTATCTCTTTGGATTCTCTCGGAACGGTCTCCAGCAGGTCCCCATTCAACATACGAACCAGAGCGATGGTACAAGTGTATCCTCTCAGCTCCTTTCGTGTCATCAAACTCCATGGCGTGCCCGGATTCAGATTCATACACATTGTTATACGGGTAAATTGCCGCATAGTATGAATTTGGTTCTACTTTATTTGCCTTATTTGCCGCTTTACTTTCATTAATGGGTGATGGAAAATCTGCATCATTTCTTGCCAAGCGTGATGTGCTTGGCTCATCTAATCGCCTTGGATAAAGTGTAGATGATTCTGTTGGTTTAACTGGTGCAGCCGTTAATTGAGCCTCGGTTCTTCCATCACTAAAAGCTTCTTGTGAGTTTCCTGCTTTTAATGGAATGCTAGGAAAAGAACCTAATACAATTGGATTTTGGCCATTTTCTCCATCAGCAAAAAATCCAAACACCATATCACCTTCTTTCGGTGTGTATGTGTTTGTATTGTTTAAAGGCATCACCGGCATTGCCCAAGGCAACGCATCAGTTGGTAAGTGCATTTTATTTTCAGCGTGCCAACCAACACAACGCACACGAAGCCGACCAAGCTTTAATGGGTCTTGTCTATCTTCTACAACACCAATCCACCAAGTAAAGCCGTTTTTACCAGCGAATTCTTTAGATTCTTCGTTTTTAACCATATCAATAGTTTAAAATTTCTTCTTGTTGTTCTGCATCGCTTCCAGAAATGAAGCCGATATCAGATGAACTAGAAGCAACCTCAATGATTGTTTCATGTTTCTCAAATCCAATAATTTGTCGTGATGCTATAATGATATATTTTCCGTTAATACTTTTGTCATCGCCTCGTGAAGAACCTACGATTGGAGCTTCCACATTTACATTAAATCCTGAGGATAACTGGAAGTTTCCAGGCATCACAATTTTAAGGCGCTTAGACATTAAGTTTTTAATAATTGCTTTTCTTTGAAACGACCAGCTTTCAATACTCTCGCCTTTTGATAAAGAACTAGAATCTCTTTTTTTAATATATTCACTATACTGTCTATTGAAGTCAAAAATACTTACCACTTTACGAGAGTTGAATGATTGTGCATTTGAACCACCATCTCGGTTTTGTATTTGTGTATAATTAGGTGTATCATTACCATGTTTCATATTTGAATAGTGGTCACCATACGATACATTTTTTGTGCTAATTGTTCTTGTTACTGGATCAAATCCAATAAATTTACCTGCATTTACACCTGAGCGGGTTCTTTCAATATTATCATTCATTGATACTACTTCTAAACTCCTAGCACCACCCATATTACCAAATGGGTTTTCTCCTTTAATATTTTTTGTTTCATATGTAACATCAAGTATTGCAGGTTGAGTTAACAGAGT